AGACATTAAGATTTTTTCTTCTTCGATTTCTGAGCTTCAAGACTAGTCAATCGGAAAGAGTGACTGTCGAATGAAGTTGTCAGACCATCTACTCGATTGCCTAGGCCCGATACAGAAGAATCAATTTTTGAGATTCTCTCGGCAACAACAAGGGGAATTTCCTGTACTAATTCTGACCGGAGACGGATTCCGTGACAAATAGCATCTATACGACCTTCTAAGAATCTTTGAGATACGCGAACATCATCTTTAGTCGCATAATTCTTAGCGTTACAATAGGTTGAATACAAATCAGAAGGAGCGCTACTGAATTGAGAACTGTTTGCAGTAGCAATAGTAGATAAAGAACACGCAACCCACACTAGAGCGGCTACAATAGTCCATGCGGCAAATAACATTACGACCTCCTTTAAGGCGCAATAATCCTGAATTCAAAGACAGAAATCTTTGGACACAGAAAGAATTAATAAAAATTAGTGATTAAAATAAATGGTGTATTCAACCGCTTCATTGTCATAATCGACGGATTGAACCTTCGCATTATTTCGCATCAATTTAGTATTCATGTAATGCTCAACAGCTTGGTCAATAAAGGCGGGATCTACGACCATAGAAATTACAGCGCCGGTTTCTTTAGTTTCTTCTTTACCAAAAGTTTTATCCATATTTTTTTCTCCGTTTAAATTTGATGGTTTATTAAATTCATATTTTCTGAGAAGTCGCGCATGTTCATCTAACAACTGTGGACTAATTGATTGGCCAAATTCTGATTGAACGTACCAACGTCTCAGTGAGGGACTAATTTCCAGATAAACAGGGCGTAAATGATCTGGGATAGCGCCTTTGTTCAAATTTGGATCTCTTATCCACCTTGCCAGCTCAAAATAACTTCCCATGCCTATGTGGCCTCCCCGCGTTATAATCCAGCTTCGCCAAGACAGCTTCACCCAGCTTAAGATTGTAGTGAGTTGCCATATCCAATATTCGGATATAGACATCGGCCAATTCCTCTTCGATTTCAGTGAAGCCAGGAATTTTTGCGCTGGGCTTATTGAAATCTTGTCGGGAGGCTTCAAGGGCCTCAGATAGTTCGGAATGGGTGAGCGCAATCAGCTCACCAAAATTGCGCGGTTTATCCCACCAGCCTTTTTCTTTGGCCAATTCGTGAATCTGAAAGCCCCAATAAGCCAGAGCAGAAATTAGATTCTGTTCCATTTCGTCTTCGTTGATTTCACTCATTTCTATTATCCACTTCTAATTGGTAAATTGGACTGCGCTTGTTATTGAAAACAAACAAAGACCCGCAAGACATAAATTGTTCTGCGAAATCTCTAGCGGTATCTCGGTCAGAAAATCCAGAGACAACTAAATGTACCTGGAATCTATTTGGCTTCGCTTGCCCATGCTGTTCCAAATATTGCTCCCAGGGAGTGGGAACTTCAGGGTCCACATTATCGTTAGGAATTCCTGGGCGGCTGTTCTTAACTAAAACAACGTGCGCTTCAGTAACTACCGGCATTTTCTACCTCCAAAAAGAAAACCGCCCCCGAATTAACGGAGGCGGCAAGTTGACTTGCAAAACTAAATTATTTATTCGGCAGTTTTATTACGGCCAAAGAAACCCAAAAGTGCTTTCGGGTCTTCCTGAGGCGCTTCTTCCGTACCCGCCGGTGCTTCTTCAACATTAGGTGGAGAACCTAAATCTTCTTGCTTTGGGGGCGAAATCAAATATTCAATGTAATTAAACATGGCCAATACATTACGATTGGCGGCGGTATCGTTGCCACGAGCGATATCCGCAGCGGCTTCATCAGCCATTGATTTCGCGTGTGGCAATACAGTGTCAACAGACAGTGCTAAATTGTTCGTCATAGATCGTATCCTTAGTGGTGTAGGTGTTAAACTCGGTTTCTTCTTCTTGAGTGGCCTTCAGACTGCATCGTGGATTTAATCCTTATTTTATGCGGTCTTATGATCTATCGAGTTTTGTTCCCCTTTCGACGCCGAATGTCTGCTGTCTAAAATCTTAGCGGCGCGTAAAGACGGCCCATGCTGGGTCAAGTGTAAATATATTTCCGACGTTCCAACATCGGCGTGACCCAAGTTGTTTTGTAGATCCTCTTTAGGCAATCCCATAGACACAACACCTGTCGCATAGCTGTGACGTAAAGAATGGATCGTGCATTTGCCAAACCTTTCTACCAGCTCCGGCGAATTAAACCCTAAGCGGTCAATAACCTTTGTTATTCCCTCTCTGTTATAGCTGCGTGGAGTGCCAGGAAGTTTCCCTGGAAATATGTAGATTTCTTTTTCATACTTTTTGGATTTCAACCGGCGCTTAAGAACCTCGTAAGATCTCTGCGTTAGGTAGAATCTTTTAACAGTTCCCGTTTTCCACTGTGCGTATTCTAAATACCTTTGCTGGTCGTTAAAACCCGACCACATCGCTTTAGAGATCTCCATAACCCTAGCGCCGCTGTCCAGCAATAGAATAACTAAATCATGATTGTCCCACGCACCCTGTAAAGCGTGATCGGGGAGCTTATCCAGATCTTTTACTTTACAATGTTGAAATTTATTTTGTGGCATCATAGCTTTGACCAGAGCATCCTGCTCTTCAAACGTAAGGTAACGGAGTTTACGGGATGCTTTAGGTTTATTGAATTTGATATCGCCCGATACACTGTAGCCAGCGTCTTTTAGTAGGCGATAAGTGGCCTGTAGAATTGAAAGCTCCAAGCGGATGCTGTTTGGCTTCAAGCCTTCCGACACACGCGCTAGGCGGTACTCTGTAACCTTAGCGGTTGTTAACTGGTTAAATTTCATACGGGGGTCTAAGTGGAACTTAGATCCGCCGAGAGAATCTCCGGTAATTTTTTTGATAGCGTTGGAAAGATTTTTTAGGCTTTTCTTATTCCGGGCTCTAGAATCCCTGAATTTGTATAGGCCATCAATGACACTAATGTCCTTACTAGAAGGGCCATTTAACAGCTCTTCTTTCTTCCGGGCTTCCACCAGCAAAGCTTTGTGCTTTTGCGTTTCTCCGGTACTATGATTGTAGCGTTCGCCGTTGAATTCAAAATCGTATTTAAAATACTTATTGCCTTTAGGCTTATAGACACCCATTGACTTAAGCTCCTTAACTTATTAACTTAGGAGCCAATCACATTGTCGTTATTGGCTCTGTGGTTTACTAGCGGGTTACCTCTGAGATACTGGTTCAGTAAAGATTGCAAGTCTTGGCCAGTGCCTTTTGGGGTAACCCCACTTATAATTCCGTATGTCACCTCACATCGCCAATGTTCCTTGTAGATAGTGAACAGGGCCCAATCATCTGGCGTAGGGTGGAACCCAGCAAAGCTGGCAAGTTCGTCTTCGACGAATTCAAATTTCCCTTGAGGGTAGGCAGCACACATCCTTCTAGTGGCTTTAGATATGATATCCATATCCCTAGGGCTCCACCTTGATTGGTAGAGTCTTCTCTCCGATTGCATGAATTCTCCTTTCTGTTCATATTTATTAATCTTCTTTGCTATCAAATAATAATTTATAAAAATGATTGTCGTAGTATTTAAGAAGGTTTTTAGCGAATTCTTTTGGATCTCTCTTAAGTACCACAGCCCATGTACCTATCCTGTCGGATGGTATTCTCTGAACCCCCGATTCGATCATAGATACAACAGCTCTCTCTGCCCCCACCTCTTTCATAACCTGAGCTTGAGTAAGATCAGCAGCTATTCTGCATGATTTAATATATTGCCCAGCTTTAACTCTAAGCCCCTTCACTTGCGGGGTCATTCTTTGTCGTGTAGGCGAATTGGCTCTAGCCATAGCAAGTCCTTTCATTAGTTACTTCTCCCGAGATAAGTAACATAAGGACTACTAACTAAACACCATAAAAATACTATAAATATTACCATTAACATTCCTGTCTCCCTACTATGATACTATTAACATAACACCTATTCTGTCAAGTGGATAACTATTATTTATTTAGTAATACAAAAAAACAGTTAGGTATTATAGGTAATGTAATTATTACCATAAGAAATCTATAGGGTTCTTAAGGGTACTTTAGGTATTATTAAGAGGAGTTCACCGGGGGCGGAGGGAGTCAGTCCCTGACTCCTTGAGTGGGCATCAGACTATGACTTAGGTATTTTCCTTTGGTTTTGGTCTGGTCTATAGGGCGGTGTATAGGATCGGCCAGAATCCTGCAAAAAACCTAGGGGCCGCTATGGGTGTTGGATAGGGCGCTAGGGTTGTTACCCAGGGAATTTTAGGCGTTCCTGGGGCTTCTTAAGGGCTTTTAGGGCCATAGGCTATTTAGGTAAAAAATAAGGGGCCTTAAAGACCCCTTAAAGTTAGCTATGGAAACCGTTTTAAGCCGCTATAGGCTCCCTAAACAGCATTGGGCGCACTTCGGGGAGCTTTAGGCGGATATGGTCCTGTATGTGCGCCGGAAGGTCATCAAAGGGGATCTTTTTCCCATTGTGGGGGCCTAATTGGCCGCAAGTGAATTTAGAGAGGCCGTATAGGGTTGTCGGAAAATAGGATAGGGATAGGCAAGTAAGATTCCCGTTATAATCCGCAACAGTGTTAAAGAAGATTTTATAGCGATCTAATGATAATCCGCCGTTGTCATAACACGATACAATACTAGTCATGGTTTTGGTCCCCGTTTGCGTATTCTGCGATAAGCTTACCCATGAAAACGAGTATCCCGATCATGGACAGGAATATTGCCAGTAAGTGAATAATTTCTAATAACATTTTATATCCTATGTATTGATTATATTAGTAACATAAATAGTACATTTATGGTTTAAAAAAATCGACTAGATCGGCGTCTAGGCGATCATTGCAGCGCGGGGCGTCTAGCAAAGCCTCTATTTTTGCTACGTTTTGCGGGTGGTTATAGGCTTTTTCCCGTCCACTTGGCTTGTGTGTAAGGGAGTAGAAACCCATAAAGTTATAGTTTATCTGAAATAGGCGGGTTTCCCGGATCATTGTATAGTTTGGTGTATAGGCTAGGTTTTGCATGGCTGTTATTCCTTTTCACTGAAAATAAAATCTAATTCATGGTCCCAATAATCGCGGGTAAAACCCCATACGGCGTCGATCCCGTGTCGATTAGAACTATCGTTGCGAATGGTGCATTTAAAGATTCTCTCTTTTGTTGGATTAATATGCCCCTCGCATCCACTGCCATTAAGGCTGTCATGGGACAAGATATTGCCACCTGCATCACGCTTGCCTATGCGTATGCCTGTTGGCAATCCATTTTTAAGAAAGTCTTGTAAATCACATGTTCCGCCTATTTTAATAATCTCATGTTCGTAACATGGATTCATTTCTGCTCCGTTATCACCAAAAAATTCTAAGCACATAGATTTTTGAGATTCAAACGTTTCTGGATCGTGATAAATGCCTTGGTATGGTGGACTAATAGGCTCGCCGTTATCGTCAAGCAGAGTAACGGCCAGTTTAATCCTAGTATTGCGAAAAGCAGAATCCCACATATCGGAATAATCAAAGCAGCAATTATCCCGAAAAGATTCCCATAGATCGTCGTGGTCTTCTAAATTATTGTCTTTCAAATACTCTTGATAGGCGCACAATATGCTATAATCGTCATTTAACTGCATATCCATTTCTATTTGATCCATTAATTCATAAGCATAGTCCATATCCCCAGTTACAATCGCATCTATTATGTTGTCTGGGATTGTGTCGTTATAATCGCCATATATTTTAATTGGATTAAGAGTGGCGTATTTTACAATATCTTCTTTAAGTGCCGTTTGTTCCATGACTATTCCCCCACAGCTATTGGGCAATTTTCAGAGCCGTTATTTTCGGCCAATTGTTCCAATGCTAAGAACAATTGCGTGAACACTTCCTCTTTTTCCTTTAGCTGTCCCCAAGCTATTACTTGCATGATGGAAAAGTCTTTAGTGGTTACGCTATACTCAGATACAGCCTCGTCAACATAACTGGGGCGTAATAAGTTACTGGATAGCCACTTTAGCAATTCGCCGTTATAAACATCGGGTTGTAATGATTCCCGGCCAGAATCTAAATCGTCCTCGTATTCGATAATGGTTTGGCAAGATTCCGCAATAAAGTTATAGCGCCAATCGTCCGGTAAAAATTCCCCGTGGGCGGCTCTTACTATATCTATTGCCCAGTCCGGCGCATCTTCGGATAAGGTAATAAACTCTTCGCCGCTATCTCTAATTTTAGTTTCTGTGTGGCTGTATAGCTGTTTCGCCAAAGATTGTATTGTCTTAGTCATTTTGCAAGTCCCCTTTATTTAGTTAAAGCAGTGTACTAACTATATTAATAACATAAATATAACATATATCAATTGATATTTGGTTAAGACAAAAAAATAGTCCACAGGGGTTAGCAAATATGTTGATAATAAAAATATAACATCCGCATCTTGGCCATCCCCCAGTGTTCCCAGCGCCCCTATAGCATCCCGCAACTTTCCCCTAGGAAGTCGCGTGTTCACTTAAAGCCCAATAGAATAAACAATTAATCGCGCTTCTTTCCGCCGCTGGCGGGGAATACTGGCGGGAACTTCCGTACTCTGGAAGAAATTTGCATACGTTTTTCTTACATAATCTCGCAGGGGCCACGGGGGAATTCGCCGTTGCGTCGCGGGGGAAAAGGCTTCACGAATTTTTTGGAAATTTAAAAGCGCTGTGATATAATCTTAGTATGAAACTTCTCGCACCATTAGCCGTACTAGCGATCTTATTGACCGCGCCAAGCATCTCCCAGGCCCAATTAGTCATCCCAGGCCACGGAACGGATTCCACGCCAGGTAAACGAATTGAAAGCCGGGAGAAGCAATTAGAGCGCCGGGTTCAGCAGTTGGAAGACCGCGAGGAACGTGAAGTTCCCGCAAGTTCCTATGAAGAATCCCCGGCGTATAATTATAATTACAATAGTAATTACTATCAGCCCCCGACCAACAACTCTTGGAGTACGACTCCATATATGCCGCCGGTCGAATATAAAAGCCCAACGCCATCTGGCGGGGGATATTACAAAGGCCGCTAGATATTCACGCGGTAAACTTCAGCATCCTTAACAACTCTGCCGTTCCTTCTGGCTCTTGAATAGCCCTTGAAGTTTGGCGATGTCGCATATTCCAGAAAATCGTCGATCTCCTGTTGGAATTCATCGTCGCGCAATTGGTCAGCTTGGGTCGTCATGTCGAGAGCTAATACACGCTCGAAGTGAGAGACAGCACCCGCCAGGGAATCTAAACGGTCGTCGTGCCGTAACGCGCCGCGTTCCTTAGTGATGTGGGTTAGCTGATACATAAAGGTTTCGTCTTTGACGATAGAATCGTCTACGACCAACCTATGGGAATTCAACAGGGGCTCTAAGGTATCAATGATGCGCCGTTCTTTTTGACCCTTGGCCCAATCAGCTTCCTCGACGGTACATCCGCCCGGCCAAATTCTTTGTAGAACTGGAAAGAAGCTATTGATCCAAACGCCGGGAGCAAAGTTAGGCTCGATCAATATCAAGTTGACATTGTGCGCCTTAGCGGCCATCGCAGCTTTAAGCTGGGCTTCGGTAACGTCGCCTTTGTGACCGCCAATGGTAGGCGCGAAGAAAATCCCGTTGAGGACCTTAAGGACCGTCCAGGCCGTTTCGTCAGCACCACGCCCCGAGGGGTCGATGAACATAACCGAGCCGGTATATTCCCGCCATTCATTATCCATGAATAGGGGGCCAAGACAGTAATCGCCCAGGACTCCGTAGTTCGGAATTCCTTTGACAATGTTCTTGCCATCAGTGTGCTTGCCCCACTGAATAGTGATTGGAGCCTTCGCCGTGTTTACGGACATCACGATAAGGTCGCTTGCTCTCAGCGGATATTTCTCAGCGTCACTTAAGGAAGTGTCTAGCTGATACTGTAGCGCGAAGAATGATCGGCCTTTGGATTCTCGACGAATCAATTCTTCATTGTCGAATCGTCTAGGGTCCGTCGGGGCCCCTGCGAGATCTGGATTTGCTTCCAGTTGATCCCGGAGGAAGGGGGCGATGATATCTACAAGAGTCCCATCGGTTCTTTGCAGCACGCAAGACTTTCTATTGTCTGCTGTAGGATACCTAGCGGGGACAGCAAAGCAATTATAGCCTTGCTCTTTAATTTTCTTGTTATAGATGGACTCTTCGGTCTGAGGAGTTCCCAAATATATAATGTCGCCACCTGGAAGAATGATCGCTTCAAATTCGTTAGTGAGGCCCATCAATCTTGAACGGGCTTCTTCAGTAACAGAATTGTCTGGAACTTCAATATCGTCGGGAATAATGCAAGTAGCGCGGGAGCCGGTAATTTGTCCGGTGATCCCCGCCGCCTTCACTGAAGGGCTCTGGGAGTTCGAAGCGCCCTTAACGTCAAAGCGATCAGCCATATCCCGCTGATCCTTGCCTGGTCTTAAGTGGGCAAGCAGAGGAAGGGTCATCAAGATCCCTTTAGCTTGCGCCACAAATTCTTTAGATTTAACCGAACTGGCCGATGTTACGAGAATTTTCTCGTTTACCGGATCGCGGTAAAGACGCCACAAAACATAAGCCGCCGTAATGTAAGACTTGCCAACACCGCGATATCCTTCGATGATATCTCGCCGACCCTTTTCGGTCATTGCGGATGGAAAGCCGTGCTGTAGGAAATAGGCGATTTCGTATTGAGCTGGCGTGGGCTCAGGGAGGCCTAAATGCTCCCAGACGATGAATAGGAAATTCCTAAAGTCGTCGCGGATTGGATCGGACAATTATTATCTCCAGAACATCCACCAAGACCGGCGCTGCTCGGGAGTATCGGGCAATTCATTCTCGTCTGCTGAATTATCAATCTCAGGATCTTGGGCTTGCGTCCAGCGCACTACTTGTATTGTGCCTTCGTATTCTGGATCGTTAGTTTGTGGGTATGCCCATGCACATTTACTTTGGTCGGATATCCAGGATTGTGAGGATATCCAAGCGGAATCAATTCCGGCAACTTTAATAAGCCGGGTTTCCCCGTCAAGACTAATGTTTTCCGAAAACTCGTTTTGATTATTTGTAGATACGGCGTGTTTATAAAATAGTTCTGCTCGTATCTCGGCTAAATTATTTGCCGATGTATTAATTAGAAAATACCAATTTGTCATTACTGTTTAATCCGGTATGATTACTCCTCCGCCGTCTCCTAGCAATGTATCGCACGGAGATCTTTCTCCTGTTAATGCCCCAGTGACGGTAAACGCACCGCCGTATCCATAGTTATTCTGGAAGCTATCAAATTTATCTCGCCAGTAAATTGCTGGCTGTGATCCACATGCCCACCCACCATTATTACTGGTGAACCATTCGCACACAGGCGTTTCGTCAGGGGTAAAATAATACTCTTGAACTGTTGGGTCGTGAACGTCTTGATACACACCTGGAGCGAATAAAAAGTTTGTGTGAACTCCTTCTAAGCGGGGTCCAGAAACGGTTGCGCCGATGTGAAATGTAGTTCTGCTTTGGTTGTACGGAATAGTAAACGCCGCTGCTGCATCGCTTGTGATAACTGTGTCAGAGCCTGTGATTGAATTCCAGATTTTACCTATTTTATTCCCGGCGGAGAAATCAGTGTCCCAAGAAACTAGAAATCTAAAGAAAGAAAAAGGAACACTTACAAGATTGAAAGCTACATTTGTTCTAAATGAAAAAATACTTGTTGGTGAGCCGTCTGTGACTGTCATAGTTAGTCTAGATGAGGCATCAAATCCAACTACAGTAGAGGCGTTTAAACCGTTTGTAGATATGCTGAACAAAGTTCTAGAAGTCGGGATACTATTTACCCAGCCTAAATCAAAAGCAATTAGTCCACGCCTTGAAGCGGAGATTCCGCCCATTGTGGAGGTCCTACGCATGTCATCGTTACTTCCATCAAAATATGTGGTAGTTGCACAGCAATTGAAGCCTCCGTTGGTTTTAGTTGGGGGAATAAGCATAGTAGCACCAACCCCCATGTGAGTTACGCCGCATCTGCACATTATGCGGCTCCCGCAAGTACAGCTAATTGCTGCACTTCTTGTTGAGACATTAGTGTTGCGCCAGCGCCGTTGTAGTGGACCCCATCGGCGAGGAAAGATGTTGCGCCGTTGTCTACCCACCCAAACTGCTCTACACACGCCTTACTATTAACAATAAGTAGATTTGAGTCAGTTGCAGTCAGTCCAGACAACGCCGCATTAAGTAAATTGTGTTGAGTAATATAGGATGGGTCTCCGGCCCAGGTTCTTGGGGCATCAACAAATATAATTACCAGTAAATTAGAATTATTGAAAAAACTTGCGCCTCGTAAAGTTGATATTAATGTTGCATAATCTGATGCAACCGTTGCTGCTGTTCTTCCAGAGCCGTAAAGATCGTTTGTTCCATAATGTAGAAATATTGCATTAGGCTGCGGGAATGCTTGTGCCATTGGCCCAGATGAGCCGTGATTGCCCAAAAAGCTTTGAACTGTGTATCCACCAACACCAAATGGATGAACGTAAATACCACCAGTATCAGTCTGCTTTCTGAATCTAACTAAATGTGGATCTGCATCATTTCCATCCCCAGCCGTAGCTGGTGAACGTAATACGATCTGATTAAACGAATTTGTCCCAGGGGATGGGTTGGTAAATGGACCCAGGGTTTGACTTCTAAATGCGTTGTCAGCATTGTTCAAGCCAATTGCTGTTGTTCCAGTAGAGATGGTTCCACTATTAGGTGAAAAGCTTGGGCTGTTGGTATTGTGGGCGGCAAATATGTAGGTCATTTCTTTGCTGTTTAATCTTGACCTAGCAAAAATATCAATCATCATTGGGGTTCCCGGATCAAAGTAATTGCCGACCGGAATATTTACCGATGGGTCAATGCGAGATCCATCGTAAGTCAAAGCTAAAGCATACCCGTTAGAATTTGTTAAGCGTCCGAAACTTGGGCATCCGGGCAATCTTTCAGCCGTGGTAGATGAATTTGTACCGACCCCAGGTGTTGCACCGCGTGATAACCACATACCATAAGGGGAGCCTCCGCCATATCCGCCAATGTAGTGGCTCATAATCATTCCGCATTTACCGAATCTTAAGTAAAATTCATAATTTAATCGCGCAACGTAACCGGCTTCAGTGCCGTCCGGTTCAGTTTCTTGAGAATCCCCAAATAAATATATTAATTTTGTGGAAGTGTTTGCGGCGTTCCACAATGTTCGCCATGCCGATCTGGCAGTTGATGACCCAGATATGGCGTCTATAACAGATTTCGGTTGTCTATTAATAAATGACGAGGGCCAAGAGGGGTGTAGCATTTATAGATTATGCCTGTGGCAAAGCGTATTCAGTAATGTTTAATTTCCCCGCTGCGGTTTCTTGAAGGACAGCAATTTTGTATCCGGGAGTAAGCCAAATAAATTCTGCCGAGTTAGCAAATAATAGGGTGCTAGTTGTAGTGGCTGTTGGGTTAGACCCAACAAGTATTCGCAAGC